TGACCAATGCGACCTGCAACTATTAATTTTATCATTGTATTTTTTCTTTCTGCAAAGATAATATTTTATTTGTTATCAAATTTAAAATATTTTTTAAGAATATATTTGTAACTTTGTGGCGCAAGGTAGCTCAGTGGGTAGAGCAACTGGCGACAACGGTTCGAGTCCGTTCCATACGAAAGTATGAGGTGTGTAGGGTGGCAAGCGAGTGTGCCGCGGGTTCGATTCCCGCCCTTGTTACAAAAACAAAACAAATGATTGATAACAAATTCTTTTTCGACAAGTCCGTTGAACTTGGTTTTACAACGACGGACTATGAACCCCTTGTTTCCTTGCATACCAATGGCGCAAGGGTTTTGCAAAGTTTGGGGTGTGAAAGTGTTTTCGAGTTTGGCTCAGGACTTGGCTTCTTTTTGTCAGCGTGCCAGCGCGTGGGCTTGTATAAACACGTTGGCTATGATATTAACCCGTATGAAAGGGAATTTGCAATAAGCAAGGGCATTGACCCAAATAGATATTTACTTGCAAAATGGGTGACGAAATACCAGTTGGGAAGATATGAATTAAAAACGCATGGCAGTTACGATGCCATTTATTCAACTGAGGTATTTGAACACATGACCGACGAACAAATATCCTTTGTCATGCCAATCCTTTACAAGGCGTGTAAGAAGTATTTTTATTTTACGTCCACGCCTCATGCCTCAGCCGATCCAGCGTTTGACATTGAATGGGGACATATTAACCTAAAGCAAAAGAACGAATGGGTTGCCATGTTTCACCGTCACGGTTTTGACTTGCTGAGGGAAACAACGGAGGTAACGCCGTGGGGGCTTTTGTTCGTAAAGAGGGAGAAAAAGTAAATGGTATGGCAAATTTTATAAAGGAAGCATTAGACAAGGTTTTCACAGAGGGAAATGAATTTCCGTCTGTGACATACGAAACCCCTGAAGCCGTGTTAAAATACATGGAAATGCAAAGCGCGCTGGGGAATCCGCCGTGGAAAAAAAGAAGGAGAAAGTAAAGGAAATTGATTATATTTGTATATCCTTTGGAACGGACTAGACAACGTCCCAAAGGAGCATGAAACAAACTATTTTTGTTTCACCTTGCCCCAGTAGATGTCTAGCTATTGGGGCATTTTTTTTATACTCATGCAAATATTACAGGAAGTTGCTTATTCTAAATTTTGTTTATCTCATTGGGGAAATACTGAAAATGATATAGAAATATATCATGGAGATAATAATCTTATATTACCAAAATTGGACATTGATTTTAACAAGGTAATATTTGTTTCCGACCCCCCTTTTAATATTGGTTATCATTACAATAATTATTCTGACAAAATGAAAGAAAATGATTATTATAATTGGTTATCAAATATTTTTGGCTCAAACAAGCAAGTTATTATTCATTATCCAGAAAACTTATATAAACACAGTTATAATATAGGTATGTTTCCTGATAAGGTTGTAAGTTGGGTTTATAATAGCAATACTGGAAAACAACACAGGGATATAGCTTTTTTTGGTTTTAAACCAGATTTTAAAAAAGTACATCAAGATTATAAAAATCCAACGGATAAAAGAATTGCTAAACGTATTGAGGAGGGTAAATCAGCTAAATTATATGATTGGTGGGAAATTAACCAAGTCAAAAACGTAAGTGCTGAAAAAACAGAACACCCCTGCCAGATGCCTTTAAAGGTTATGGATAATATAATAGGAATTATTCCTGAGGATTATATCATAATTGACCCTTTTATGGGAAGTGGAACAACGGGTTTATCTTGCCTAAGACATAAAAGAAAATTTATAGGCATTGAGATAGATGAAAAATATTTTAAAATTGCCAAAGATAGAATAACAAGTAAAATGCTTACTTTAAATTTTTAACTTATGAAAGAAATTCAGTTAACGCAAGGAAAAGTCGCGCTGGTAGACAATGAGGACTACGATTTTTTAATGCAATGGAAGTGGTGTGTAAAAAATATGCAAGGTAGATTTTATGCATGTAGAGGATGTGTGTTAAATAAAAAAAAAATATGTATATATATGCATAGGTTAATTACAAATAACAATAATCCTAAAATGCATACCGACCATGTAAATAATAACTCTCTTGATAATCGAAAAAAAAATCTTCGTATATGCACAAATAGTCAAAATCAAATGAATACAAAAGGTAAAATAAATAATACAAGTGGGTTCAAAGGGGTTTTTTCTAATAAAACAAATAAAAAATGGCGTGCTATGATAAAAATAAATTATAAATTAAAACATCTTGGTTATTATATAGACCCCATCGACGCCGCCCGTGCTTACAACGCCGCTGCTTTAAAGTATCATGGAGAATATGCTCAATTAAATGTTTTGGATTAAATATTATTTCTTATATTTACATATCCTTTGGACGGAGTGGACGCCATTCAAAGGAACTTGAAACAAATCTTTGTTTCACCCTGCCCGATAGCGTCCACCTATCGGGCGTTTTTTTTATAACTTATGGAGTTTTCGTTTAACGTTGAATTTGCTAATCGTTACGGTATTGACGAAGCCATTATGATAAAATCCTTCCAATTTTGGATAAGGTTAAATAAGGCTAATGGCAATAATTTTAATGATGGGAAGTATTGGACTTACAACACGAATAAGTCACTGGCTTTGTATTTTAGCTTTTGGAGCGAAAAGCAAGTGCGAAGGATTATTGAAAGCCTTGTCGATAAAGGTATTTTAATAAAAGGTAATTATAATAAAATCGGTTACGACAGAACGATTTGGTATGCCTTTGTTAATGAAGATTTATACCTTTCAGATAACTTTCATTTACCAGATAATGGATTTGACCAAAAGGGAAATACCATTTTACCAAATGGGCAAATGGATATTTCCAAAAGGGCAAATCGATTTTCACGAACGGGCGAACCTATACCAGTTGCTAACCAAGTACTAAATACATTTACTAACTCAGATATTATTGAAAATCTTCCAGATTTTACCGACTTCACAAAAGTTGAAACAAATGTCCAAAGCCCCAAAGTGAATCCCTTTACCGTAATCAGCCAAGTTGAAAAAGAAAGAAAAGAAAATTTTGCGCCAAAAGAAAAGAAAGAAAAAGCCGAGCCGAAAGCCGAGCGCCAGCCCTCCCCCACTTACGCCGCCTTTTCCGTGTTTTGCCAAACGTTTGAAAACTTATCAGGCGCTGCGTATCCAACTGACCAAAATGGACATTACATCATGATGCCCAAAGATGCAGGGCAAATGGCAAACCTCCTGCGTTACATTGACAAAATAGACAGGCAGGGCGATAGCCTTGAGGCATTGAAGGTGTTTATTCAAGCGGCATGGAACTTGAATGACAAATGGCTGAGGGCAAATTTTACAATAGCAAACCTTTATTCCCAAGCCTCAAAGATATTTACCGCGTACCAAACCACAAGCCCAGCGGCAAAGGACAAAGCGTATAATGACAAACTTCAGGAATTGCTTGCAGAACGCATGGCAAAGTTTCAAGATTAATAAAAACAACCAATTATGAACAATTTACCAATGATTGCAAACCGCGTCGAAGAAAAGATACAAGACGTGCAGCTTGTTATCCAGAACCGCGAACTCAGGATTTTTAAAACGGGAACCAAGGAAGCCATTCCAAAGATTGCCCAAGCCCTGAGCCAACTTCTCCCCGTGTATGGCATTGAGCCAAAGCCCGAGCATTTAATGGAGGTAACCGACTTTATTTCAAATTACAAGTTACTTGCGGTTGATGAGATTAAACTGGCATTTGAAAAATTTGCCAAACAGGAATTGGATATTAATGATCACAAATTATACGGCAAAGTTGACCTTCATGCCATTGGGCGAATCCTGACGGCTTACATTACATGGAGACAAAAGATATATTTTGCCATGGATTCCGACATTCAGGCGAAGAAAGAAGAAGAAGATCGCATTAAACGCCTGGGCAAAGTGGCTGAGGAATACGATAAGGACTTTGATAACAAGTTGAAAAACTTTCAAAAGCCGCTCGATGAAATACCCGTATTTTGGTACGACGAATGCGTGAAGCGTGGTTATATCAATGAATGGAACGAAGGAGAAAAGGAAGCCTTGTGGGCTGAGGCGCAGGAAATGGCAAAGAATGAAAAGCCCGACTCAGATAATATGATTGACAGGAAGAACCACATGAGGAAAATTGAAGAAGGAAATATGCCAAGAGCCCGCGCACTTGCTTACAAGTTAGCCGTCTGGCGAAAGGTATTATTAAGATAAGTTTCATAATTTGGTTTTGTTTTGGTGGGGTATAGAAATTATACCTCACTTTTTTTTAATTTATTTTTGTAAATATTTTTTTATTCAAATAATTATATTTAAATTTACGTATTGAAAATAACAAAAGCCAATTATCATGATGACAATGAATGAATTAAAAAACCACTTTGACAAGGTTCACGAATTAGTAGCCGATGCAGCATTTGTAAAAACTGTTTACCACGCGGTAAAATCTCAGGGTTGCACCGACGAAGAATGGGAGGCAAACAAAATGCCAATAGTTGCAAGAATGGCAAATGAGTATCTAAACAAATTAGACCAGGACATTAAAAAGGTTCAAGAATCATGGAGTTAACCACTCCATGATTCCACCTTCAAAAACTTACCAAATGAATATTACAAAATACACCTGCAAATGTACCCTTGATAAAAAACTGGGTCACTTTGTACACGTGATTTTCTCCCACGGCTTCGGCTTGTACGGGCAAACGTCACCGCATTCCCCTGAGGATAACATGGAGATCCACGGCTGGACATTTGAGCCAGAGGATATCGACCTTGAATTATATCCAAAAATCAACCGTTACAATCTCATGCCCCTTGTTGCTGAGAACGAAATGGACTGGACAATTTTAACAAATCAATCACTTTAAAAACAAACCAAAGATGGAAAACATTGAAAGCACTTTCACAAACAACAGTTTAACAAGGTATTATGAAGAACGCATCATTTATCTTGAGGGCGAAAACGAAAGATTAAGGAATGAGGCGCGCGCCGACTTTTTAACCGTGTTGGACTTTTGGATTTACGCCCAGCGTACTATTGAAACTTATGTAATGTTTCATAAAGAATCAAACCATGACCATTATATTGAGATGATTAAAACGATATTACAAAGCCTGGAATACCACGAAGAAAAAATGATGAAAACATCGATTAACAATTTAAGGCTTGAGGTTATCGCCCGTTGCAAAGAAGCCATTACCAAATGCCAACAAATAACCGCAGCAAGATGATTAACATACAAGACTTCGCGTTAAACGCATCACTGACCATTTGTCCCAACCATATCGTTGAACCAAAGCACTTGCAAAAATGGTGGAGAGAAAAAGGAGTAGGCGAAATTGAAAAATACTTTTGGACTGGAAAGAAAATATCTTACGATCAGGAAATAGACTGGAAAGCAATAAGTAACCACAAAAAACAAATGTGGTACGATTCTCAAAATTTTCAAATCAATATGGGTCATGAATATTCTAAAAGGCAAGGTTAAATACACGGCGGGCAAAGTGTTTGAAGGTCAATACGGACCATCCATTAACGCCGCAATCACATTGGATAACGGCACGGACATCCGAGTTTACGGAAAACCAGACGATACAAAGTTAATGGCTTTGAAAAAAGACGATGCCGTGACCATTATCCACGACGGCAAAAGTTACAAGGTCGCATTTGACATGGTTACAGCGAACGAAATACCCGAAAAGGTACAAACACCCACCGAAGGCGCGAACGTGCAACAGGCGGCAAATGTACCCCCTAAAAGCAACGGTAAGCTAACACATGATGAAATCACGGAGAAAGCCACACTTATGACTTCGGTTTATGCGGACATATTTCACCAGTTGCAAGCCTCAGGACTTGAACCTGCTCAGGCGCAACCTGCCGCTGCCACGATCTTTATTCAAATCGGAAAATATTTTTAATCAATTTGGTACGTTTTTCCCCAGCCTGTAAAATGGCTGGGGTTTTACCGCGCCGCAAAACAAAATATAAATGGAAAACCAAGAAGAAAAAGAAACGTCTTTGGAATACTTTTATGACAAGGTATTGGACGCATCCGAGTTTTACGAAAGCGAATACAAAGCCATTGTTGATGCTTTGAACGAGGCAAAGAAAATGTATGCTGAGGAAATTGCTAAGGCTTTTGAAAAAGGCTACGAAGAAGGCGTTAAATATACCGATGGATTGATAAGCGACGAAAGATTCCCATTTTAAAAAAAAATAATTATGCTCCTTCCAAAAAAATATATATCAGTCAGCCAAATAAACCTTTGGTACAGTGACCGCCAAAAGTACATTAACCGATATTTTTTAAACCTTCCCGAAGAACCATCGATTTACATGGACTTTGGCAAACGCTTTGCCGAGGACACGGAAGCGTTTATCAAAAACGGTATTATCATGGAAACCTTTCCCAATTTTTACATTGACAAGATTCAAAGCTTCAAAGGGCTTGAAGCTGAGAAACCAATAAGCCTGAGTATAAACGATATTCAAGTTGTTGGTTTTATCGACGCATGGGACAGGGAAAACAACCGCGTCATTGACTTCAAAACCTCAGGCAGACCGTGGACAATGATGACGTTGCACAATAGCCTTCAAATGAAAGTTTACGCTCTGGCAATGTTTGTAAATGGTGATACGATTCCCGAAAGTCAAATCAATTGGCTGGGGACAAAGATGACAAAAAACGGCTTATCTTTCACGGGTGAAAGTTATGAATTAAACCACACCTTTGAAATGGATGATTTATTAAAAGCCATTGTTTTGATTGAGCAAACTTGCAAGCAGATAAGCGAGGTTTATAAAAGTTTTTTACACAGCCATTAAAATGGAAGCCATGACCGATGATTTGGAAAATGAATTGAAAAAGATAATGAAATCAGACGCAAGGGGATTAAGGTTCAACGATGAAAAAATCAGGTATGACCTTATTCCCCCGTTGGCTCACCGTGAATGTGCCAAAGTTTGGACAAAGGGATTGGATAAATATCCCGCAGGAAATTGGGAAAAAGGTATGCCGTGGAGCGAGGTGATTGCCTCCGCCTTGCGTCACCTTGAAGCCATTCGCCTGGGTGAGGATATTGACCCTGAATCGGGCTTGCTTCATGCCGCACACTTGCAATGCAACGCCCAAATGCTCACTGAATATTATTTTACAAAAAAGGAATTTGATAACCGTAAAAAATACGACAAATGATTTTAACCGACAAAACCATCATTGACGAAATTAACGAAGGTAACATCGTCATTGAGCCATTTAACCCTGAGAACCTTGGCACCAATTCCTACGACCTTACCCTGTCAAATACCTTGGTACTTTACACGGAGCGCGTGTTGGACGTGCGCAAGAAAAACCCCTCTGCACCAATGATTATTCCTGAGGAAGGGTTAATTCTCCAGCCTGGCATTGTTTACCTTGCCTCCACCGTGGAATATACGGAGACCTTGAAACACGTGCCAATTATTCAAGGCAAAAGTAGCCTCGGGAGATTAGGACTTTTCGTCCACGTTACAGCAGGATTTGGCGACGTTGGATTCAAAGGGCATTGGACGTTGGAGCTTTTAACCATTCAGCCGTTAAAAATTTACGCGGGTATGAAAATTGCGCAGTTGACTTACCAGGATATTTCCGAGATGCCAAATATTTCGTATGATAAAAAGCAAGACGCAAAGTATTCAAATCAGGGTAAAGATCCAGTTGCCTCAAAGAATTATTTAAACAAGCAGCCATGACCGAAGAAGAAAGGGAAAAGCAACGAGCGTATGACCGTGAATATTACCGTAATATGCCAGCCTTCCAAAAGGATAAAAGAAGGGAGGCAACACGGCTGAGGAATAAAGACAATTACTGGAAGTTGACCGACGAAGAAAGGCAAATAAGAAAAGACAAAAGTCTTGCTTATTATTATGCTAATATTGAAGCATTGAAAATCAAAGCAAAAGCCTATCGAGAACGAAAATTAAAAAGTAAATATGAGTGACGAAGAAAAAAAGGCAAAGCGCGCCGCCTATATGGTTAAATGGAAGGCAAATTTAAACGTCTTTATAAAAGAAAAAAGGCGATTAAAAAACAATGAATACAGGAAATACGCGCGAACAAAATGGTCTCCTGAGTATTTGGAAAAAATGAGGGAACGAAATAGGACTTATTATGCAAAAAATAAGGAAATTTTATTAGCCAAAATGGCAATTTATCGAGAACAAAAAAAAGAAAAATCATGCTAACTGAAAACGAAAAGAAAAAATTGATTAAAGATGCTGCCACTATATTTGTTGCAGCTGGTGGTTTATTGACTTTGGCTTATGCCATTTACTTTATTGTTAACTTAGTTAAAAATTGGTACTAATGAAATACGAAATCAAGTACAATGACAAAAGAATGATTATTGAAGCCGAAAGCGTAGAAAAGGCTTTGGAGCAATTTAAGGAATTAAAAATTGACGTGAAAAACTTTGAGATTAGTATTTCAAAGTTTGGCGAATACAGGAAGTGAGTGTTTAGTTGTTAAAAGTGTTCTAATTCATGTCCGTGTCTTTCGATGCGGACATTTTTTTTATTTTATTATTGTAAATATTTTTTTATTCAAATAAATAATATTAAATTTACGTATTGAAAAAACAAAAACAAACCAAATGACAACTTTAGCAAAAACAACAGAAAACAACGCAAAAGTAAAAGCACTTAAAAAAATAGCTGAGACTAAATGGACTGGAACAACTATTCACACAAATTTAGATGCTTGTTTAACAGGAATAAATTTAGATAGTACAAATTCAGGATGGTATAAACCATCGGCATCAAGAATAGATGGATTAACTGGTATTTTTATGATAAATCAAGATGGTTCAATTTTTTGCGAAGCAAGAGTTATAAAAATAAGCGAAAAAGAATATAAAATAGAATATATGACAATGGCAGGATGGAACGAATTTGAAAATCTTTTTCATCAATTTATGGATGAAAACTAAAAATAAAAAAAAACAAGAGGTGGGGTATAAACTCCCTCTTTATTATTTACCATTAAAAACAAAACAAATGGAAACAACAATTTTTACAGTGATGTACTTTGGCAACGCTAAAAGATACCATGATTTAAATTACGAAATCGAAGCCTTTACCAAGCGCGAAGCCGTTGAAAAGTTTTACGAAAAAATGCGCAATGAGGATTATTTTCCTGAGGACGAATTTGTTTACGGTGGACTTGTTCGCGACTGTGACGGCAATGTTATTGCTGACGCAAACGATGAAACGATCGAGTACGACGGTGGATATTTTTACGCAGAACCTGTAATTCTTTAACCATGAAAGAGCCAATCATTGATTACGTCCCTCAGAACAAACGCCTCCCTTACCAAGTTGCCGCTGGCGTTGGCGTCGCCTTCGTTGTTGGGTTGATTTATTCCCCAATAAATACCCAATATCATTATACCTCCTTCGTGCCAGTTATTGAGCGTGACACGGTGTACGTTCACAAAATTACAACGCTTACCTTCCCCGCAAAGGAAGAAAAAAGCGAAGTTGACGAAAGCGCGTATGGCTCAAGGTCATACGGCTGGGAGATTCGCAAAATGAATATCCATGAACTTAGAAAAACATTGCAAGGCAAAGGTTTCCGAAACCTTGATAAAATCGACTTATTTAAAATGCGTCGTATATGGCTTGCTTATTCTTATGAATCCATGCTTATGAATGTGCATCACCTTACCGATTTCCCAGTTTCCATGATCTATTCCTTTTTCATCATTGAGGCAACGACCTCAGGGGTTGAAACCGAACTCTGGAGAAAACACGCGAACGCTGGCGGCGTCAAGGCTTTGAAAAATCAAAAGTCGGTGACGTACAAAACACGGGAAGTGATCCGTGGACGTGACAAGTACATTCGCGCCAAGTTCATGAGCGCAAGCACCACGGAAGAAGGCATGAAGCTTTGGGCGGGTGTTTTGAACTCAGGAAGATACGCGGATTGCAAGAAGGCAAATTACAAGATGAAAGGGATCAGGTTATACGAAAGCATTTGTAAGTGCGTTTACAAAAGCGGGTATCATACGGATCGCGATTATAAATTCCGTGCTTCGTTAATGGCTGAGTTCTGGGAGTTGAAAAAGAACCATTACCCATTGAAGGGGAAAAGAGATGAATTTTAAATTATTTTGCATTTATTTTTGTAAATATTTTTTTGTTTAAATATTACTTTGTATATTTACATATCGAAAGAACGAAACGATATTTCACACAACAAAAACAAAACAAAATGACATCAATTAGCTTAGGAAACATTGGTTGCAAAACTCAGGCAGAAAAAATTAAGTCTAAATTACAAGGTCAATCATGGATGAATTTTGAAGTTATTATTTGCTCTATGCAAAATAACTGGCCTGTAACAATAGCAACCGAAGATACATCGGTAACAAAAAAGCAATTAAGAAGAATGGTTACATTTGTTTTAGCAACAGAATTATAATCACCTCACAGGGCAGCTCCCCCAGCTGCCCTTTTTTTACACACAACAAAAACAAAATCAAATGGAAAAGAATTTCACAAACACACAATTTAAATGGACATTCGAAAATATTTCGGATAACATTCCCACCATCATGCTTTTAACAATCGTTTTAACGTATGGCATCAATGCCTACCTAACCGCCATTTTTCTCCCTATTGACTTTTGGCTTGCGATCATTGCCGCCAGTATCTTGCAACTCGGACGCTTTGCCGTTGTTTTCATGGATTTCTTGAATCCAACCAAAGGGCGAAGTACATACCCACCGAAGATTGCCCTGGGCGCAACCCTTGTGGCTTTGGTTGAAATCTTCTTCGGCTTGCAGGAAAAGTACGAAGGAGGCGAATTTATAACCATGTTTTTATTCGTGGGAACCATCGTTGTTTTCGGTTACCTGCTGGAAATCAACTTTGTTGACAAGGGCGTTGAAGCATACGGTATCAATGTACCTGAGCCAAAGCCAAAGCGCAAAAGGAAACCACGCGTAAAACCTGAGGCAAAAGAAAACAATGAAACCACGGGAACAACGGCAAAAAACTTTGTATCTTCATTTAAAACAATAACACTTTGAGGACACTTATCGGAGTTGACCCAGCGTTAAGAATAAAAGGAATGGCGGTTTGCATTATCGCAGACCGCACCATGATTTTTAAAAGGTATAAAAGGTTTGTCGATTTTATCGGAGACGTTATAACGTGGGTAGCATACGAAAGCCCCATTGTTTTAGTGGAAGATTCAAGCCTCCAGAATGTGACCTTTAATAATTCAATCAACCGAGCGATCCTTTCCCGAATGTCTCGCAACGTTGGCATGAATCAAGCCGCTTCCAGGATTGCTTATGAATGGATAAAGGAACATGACATTGAGGCGTATAATATTAGCCCTGAGGCAAAGGGTAAAAAGTTTAATAAAGACGTGTTTATGCGCGTGGTCGCAAGTGAGCGATTGAAATTTGAACCAGATTTTAAAACAGCCAAAATAAGTCAAGATGAAATCGATGCTTTCTTTCTTGCGCTTATGGCAAAAAATTATATCAAGCATGGAAAATAAAATAACAAGAGCAAACGATTTAGCTTATACTGTGAGAAAAATGGATACTATAAATTATACAGGCTTAACCAAACGTGAGTACTTTGCAGTAATAGCATTACAAGGAATAATAAGCAACAAAGATGGACTTGATATTAAAATTGAACGCATTGTTGAAAGTGCGGTCGATACGGCAGACGCCTTGATTGAGGAACTAAACAAAACAAAGTAA